TCTGAATTCATCGGGAACCTGTTCGGTTATGATGGTTGGGGTGACCTGTCACATTATTTCTCTGCACTCACTGTCTATCACTACGATGAATATTTGGATAAGGTTATTGAATCCCACGGACAGTATGGTGGGATAGAAGGTTGGCTAAATCCACTGTGGACTCTTCATACAACTCTCATGATGAAGCTACTTCGAATCATGACAGATGTGGTTGTGAAAACTATTATGGTTTACTCAGACGACGTTAATGCGATCCTCTCCATAAAACAGGCATCTGAACCAATGGTGCAGTCAGTGTTTTCGAAGATTATGAAACATTGCAACAAGTTCGGAATGACAATCAAATACTCCCAAACTATGCTTTCAAAACATCGCGTCACGATGTTGAGGCAACACTATGCAGATGGAATACGCGCAGATTCAACCCTGAAGCGATTGATTTCCATTAGTGCAGGTAACAATGCGACCATTGTCTCAGATGAATTGGAAGTAGCCGGAATCTGCTCCTCTGCCTCCTCCGCGATGGAATTGAGTAATCATCATGAAGCGTGTGCTTATCTCAAAAATTACAAACTGGGCTTGTTACTTTGCAGGATGCCACAAATGATTCTATCCAGAATCAATGACAGAAGTATGATTTCCCCAGATGAATTACCGGCAAAGCTGTCAAATCTACTTTATTACTCAAAAGACGACGCCTCTGAACTTTCACTTTTGTCAAACGATCATCTAATGACTGCGGCCAAAAACGACATTGCTCAATATCTCGGTAAACGTGTCTCGAACTTGAATGACGAATTGTTTCAAGAGGCGTTAGGGAGTTTGTATGGGCAAGGTATTGCAGAGTCCAGGCTCGTCGATAGTCCAGATCGTGTGCTTTATCTTCAAGTATACGACAAGTTCCTCCAAGATCTTCTATTCTTCTGGACTTATATGCCAACATCTATTGGTGGCCTGGGTGCCTCACTGCATCTCAACCTAATGCTTTCCGGTCACAGTGTCGGTATGACCAAGTCACTCCAATACCTATTTGAATGGATAAAACGATGGTCAAGTGACACACCATACTTCTTGAGATACCTCACGAATGCACTAGGAGTTGACATGACTGAAGAAAAGAACATTAGAGAAGAACGTGTGATAACAAGCCCATGGCCATCTGATCAGAGGATATGTCCTGCAACGACTAGTGTACAACAGTCCATTAAGAGCATGGTTCGTCGTCACACGAAAAACAAGAAAGTTATCGAGATGTTCGATCTTTCAGACGATAGAGACAAACTTGCAAGCGAGTTGGTTGAAATATTTCGACAGAACATGCATTCACGTATTGTTCAATTCTATCATGAGAATACATCCATACACTTCATCGATCTTTTAATTAGCAAAGTTGAAACTAGCTCTGGACTGCTGACAAAGGTAAGAAATATTACGAGATTACGGAATTCATTGTCATCACGCGCGATTGAGAATCTGAGAATGGGATCAAACACATCAAAAACAGTATTCTTTGAACTCACCACGAAATCTGATATCGTCCAATGCCTGCTCGAAAGAAAAATTGCTATGTTTCCTTCCATCAAATTTGTCGAAGTTGAAGAAGTACTCTATGATGACAAAATTGAGGAGGTTTCAA